AACAGCGTGCTCATATCAACATCTCCAACGTGATCAACTGACCGCGTTGAATCACAAGCTGGATACCATATCAAGGGGCTAATTGGGTTTTGACCCTAGGCGGTAGGCTTCGAACCCCCGCCGTAGGAGATAGCCGCGCAGGATCGACACGACGGTCATAGAGCCCGCCACCGCCAGGTTCTGGACCATATCCGCCTCGATGCCGACCAGCGGGAACACCACCATCTGCGCTGCCATCGCGACGACGAAACCGACCACGGTGCCGGTGATCGCCTCGACCAGCGACATGGTCCGGGATTGTGCTGCGGACATGATCGTTACGCTGCCTCCGCGCTGAGCCGCTCCTCGGTCATTTCGGAAAAGGTCCGTCCGTCACCGTCCAGGACTGCGTCTTCACCGGTGCCGTCCTGCCAGCGCTTGACCGCAACGTCGCAGTAGGCCGGCGCGATTTCGATCGCGAGACACCGTCGGCCGCAGCTTTCCGCCGCGATGACGGTGCTGCCGCTGCCGCAGAACGGCTCATAGACGAGGTCGCCACGAGCGCTGTTGTTGATCATAGGCCGGCGCATGGCCTCAACCGGCTTCTGCGTACCGTGCTCGGTCGCCGCGTCTTCATCCGCAGTGTCGGCGCCGATCGCCCAAACGGTTGTCTGGTCGCGCGCGCCTTGCCAGTGGCCTTTGGTTCCCTGACGCACACAATAATAGCACGGCTCATGTTGCCAATGATAATCGCCGCGCGAGAGAACAAACCGCGGCTTCGTCCAAATAATCTGCGACCGGATCACGAAGCCACACGCATCAAGGCTCTCCGCGACGGTTCTGGCGTGCACGCCCGCATGCCAGACATAGGCGACATCACCGGGAAACAGAGACCACGCTTCCCGCCAATCGGCCCGGTCGTCATTGCGAACGCGCCCGGTACGCTGCGTCCCCGAGACCCCGGCGGCGTTGCGCCACTCTGGATCATAATCGACACCATAGGGTGGGTCGGAGACGAGGAGATGAGGCTTCGCTCCTGCCAACACACGCGCAACGCTCTCGGCCTCGGTCGCATCGCCGCACAGCAATCGGTGTCCGCCGAGCAGCCAGAGATCGCCGACCTGGCTGACCGGGTTGACCGGCGGCTCGGGAACTGCTCGGTCTTCCTCTGAGCCGCCCGAGCCCTCGTCCTCCAGGGACCCGAGCAGACCCAACAACTCGTCGTCGTTCCAGCCGAGCAGCGACAGGTCGACCGCATCCTCCTGCAGACGGGCCAGTTCCGCAGCCAGGACCTGTTCGTCCCAGCCGGCAAGTTCAGCCAATCGGTTGTCGGCAAGACGGTACGCTCGTGCCTGAGCATCGGTCAGATGCGACAGGCGGATCACCGGAACGCGTTCAAGGCCCAGCGTTCGTGCCGCCAGGATGCGGCCGTGTCCGCAAATCAGAATGCCGCGATCGTCAATCGTCACCGGGACGTTGAAGCCGAAGGACGCGATCGATCCAGCAATCTTCTCGACCTGGTCGTCCGAATGCGTCCTGGCATTGCAGGCGTACGGCAGCAGCCGGTCCAGCGGCCAATGTTCAACCTGAAGATCGGTCATGACGGGAGAACCGCGTCGGGCTGCCGCTCGGCAGCGATCTCTTGAAAGGTGCGACCGTCGCCATCAAGGACGATCGGTACGTCGGGAAATTGCCGGGTGAACCGGATCAACGCGACGTCCACATAAGCAGGCGCGAGTTCCAGGGCGCGAGCACGCCGCCCTGTCCGCTGCGCCGCCAACATCGTGGTACCCGACCCGCCGAAGGGTTCGAACACGATCTCCTGCTCGTCTGTGTAGGACTCGATGACGTGTTGTGGCAGTGCGACCGGAAACGGTGCCGGGTGATCGAGACCCTTGCCGACCGGCCCTCGCTGCGAGATCAGACGGATGGTGGCGTCCGGAATCTTGAAGTCCTGGATCGGCCGGCCGGCATGGGCCCATTTGGTGATCGAACCGTCCTTTTGTCGCAACGCGGTCGATCCGCCTTCGAGGTCACGGATATGCGAGTAGCCGCCGGCATTCTTGCACGGCACAATCTTGTTCGGCTTCCGGGACACCTTGTTGAAGTGAAAGACAAATTCGAACGACGGCCCGAGACGGCCACCCCAATCGCCGGGGACCGAGCGCAACTTGTCCCAGACATACCAGGCGAAGCGGCGCCAACCCTGGGCGCGCATCCAGCCAATCCACGCGTCCCAATAGGATTGCCATTCGCCGTCGTGGTGGGTGAGGCCGAGATTGACCAGGATCTGTCCGTTCGGCGCCATCGGCAGATGGCCGAATACGCCTCGCATCAACTGATCCCAGTCACCGACACCGCCGCTGGCATAGTCCCGCTGGTTGGCATAGGGTGGGGACGTGAAGCACAGAGCGGCTTCGTCCCCGACCATCAGGCGCTGCACAGCCGCTGCGTCGGTACTATCGGCACATAGGAGCTTGTGTCCGCCGAGACACCACAGGTCACCGGATTGCGTGATCGGATCGCGCGGGGTCTCGGGAACTTCGTCGGCAGCGTCGTCCTCTTCCTCATTGCCGGCACCGGATTCTTTTGTTTGTTTGTCGCCTTCCTGGTATTCCTCCAGTGGCGCCATCAGATCGTCGAGTTCGGCGTCGCTGAAGCCGAGCAAACCGAGATCGAAGCCATCGCCATTCAGGGCGTGCAACTCGCCGACAAGCAAGCGATCGTCCCAGGCGGCGTTCAAGGCCAAGCGGTTGTCCGCGATAAGGTACGCCCGACGCTGTGCCGGTGACAGATGATCCAGAACAATGACCGGGACTTCGGAAAGACCCAGTTTCTGGGCCGCTTCCAGCCGTCCATGGCCGGCGATGATCCCGGCGGAACCGTCCACCAACAGCGGGGACGTGAACCCGAATTCGATCATCGACGCCGCGATTTGATCGATCTGCTCAGGCGAATGCGTGCGCGGATTGCGATCATAGGGAACGAGCCGCTCCAAGGGCCAAAGCTCGATCCTCTCGGCTCTGCCTTTGAGCTGCATGTTGATCATCCAGGCACGCGAATGTAACCGCGCGCCATTTCAGGGGCTGGTTACATCGGCGATTTCCGCCGCGTTGGGCGTCGAATTGTCGATGGGTTTCTGCGAATTCAGCTCAGGGTACGGATGCGGTGTGTAACGGGGCGTAACCCGCTCTGTCTTCTGTGCCAAGCGACCTTCCGGGCTGCGTCCTTTCGCATAGCAGGCATGCGAAAAAGGAACCGCCTGTTTTCAATAAAATCAATAACTTATGGAAGTTCAAATTCCTTTCCCCCACCAGTTTCGGTATCAGGAAAACCCGAAAAAACAGAACATAAACCGAACAAACGGGCCTCAGAAGTCGGCTTTCGCGTTTGTCAAGATGAATACTTTTCCTGCTGACACGGCAGTTCAAGGACTTCAGTCCTCTCAACACATTAAGTGGAGGAGCTTGAGGCTAAAACAAGAACGCCCGCGGAGAAGCAATCTCTCGCGGGCGCACGTCTGAAGAATGATGATTCACCACCTCTTCACTCGGTGCACTGTCAAGCACCTTTTTTCGACCGCGATATCAATGGCTTGAATAGCCCAGGTGATGGCTCAAGACGGCGAGAGCAGCCACAATGACTCCTCGTGCTTCGTCCTGGTTGATCCCGCGGGAAGACCAGGCCCAATGCGCCGACCAGGATCGGATGCTCTCGCCTCTGCCAATGATGTGCCAAATAGCTGATCCGCCGGGACTTCCCAAACCGCCGACCGCATCGAGCGCGTTCAGCACCCGTTCCCGCGCTGCGAGCTGCCGATCCCTCAAAGGCTCGGGCCGGCCATTGCCGGGGACGCGGCAAAGGTCCTGAGCCTTCAGGCTCTCCAGTCCCGCCAGCGCAAAGCAATGCTCGAAGTCCCGCGCGGCCGCTTCCATCTCCGGTGTGATCGTACCTTTGCGCAACATCGTGCCGATCGTATCGACCGTGCGGTGATGCACGACGGGCCGTCCATCCGGATCGGCCTCGTAGACCGCGTCGGCGGCGCGACCGCCCGGCAGTTTCAGGCGCGGCGGCAGGGAGGTGGTGGGTCTGGCGCGCTTCTTTGTCGTTTTCATCGACCGCCCTCCCGGCGCCGGCCGTACAGCCGGTTGGCCTCGTTGATGACGGCTTGGCGGGTCCAGTCGTCCCGAACCTCGCTTGGATCGAGGACGATGATCCCCTGTTTCTGCCAGGCGGCCCGGCGCATAAGCCGGAGCTCCTCGGGCGTCGTTTCCGAGCGGCCTTGCATCCGGCCCAGGTTTGAACGCAGCGTCATGCTGACACCTCCCTGGTCTCCG